GCCATGAGAATCACGGAAGCCATTGAAGCAGCTAGACCTTCAACGCGAGCTGTAATTTTTGCCTTGGAGTTTTTGAGTGAGTTGTAGATCGCCCACCCGTCCAGCACATCGCCGCCGGGGGAGTGGATGGAGAGGTGGATCTCATCCAACTCACCCATGCCGCGAAGGTCGCGCATGAATGCGGATGCGGAGATGCCCCACAATCCAATCTCGTCGTGGATGCTGATGTCTGCCGACTTAGGCTTGTCACTCTTCGCTTGAATCTGATACCATGTTTTCATTTTGGTCCTCCTGAATGTCTAATTGCTTTTGTTTGAATCCGTCCAATGCGCCTTCATCGAGTCCCATTTCGGATTCGATTTCGCGCCTGCGTAAAATCTCCCGCGCCTTCTGCATCTCCACGCTTTCCCAATCGCGTCCCTTGCGTGCGTGGTAGTCGTTGAGGCTCATCACGCCTGACTCTAGTTGCTCAAGCTCAAGCCGTCCTTCGCGGCCCCTGTCGATGGTCAAGTCAGCCTGTGGAATCCACTCAGCCCACCACCAGTTGCGCGGAGGTGGCGGAAGCTCGCCATTTTTGACGGCTTTGGCGATGAAGTAAGTATAAAAACGCTGGCAAGCCTGCTTGAGTCGGGCTTGCTCATGCTCAATCCATCGTTGAGTCTCAGCCATCAGATAGCGTTGAGACGGTCCGGTTTGTTTTGCCAAGTCCCACAACACTTCAGGCGAAAGCCCCACGCCCCACGCGATGTCGCGCACCAGCCACTCCAGCAACATCATCTGATTCGGGTGTGGGCGTCCATCATGTAAGACTGAAAGCAGTTCGCCCTCGTTGAGTTGAGCCACCATCCCGCCTTCGCGCATCTGCTCCACGTTGATTGTGCTTCCGCCGCTGGTTTTGGTTGTGACTGCGGACGCAAATCCCTGCGGCCCGTTGCCGCCTTTCATGGTGCGAACTAAGCCCACCTGATTTGCCATCTTGATGCCGTGCTTTACATCGGCAGTAATTTCGGCTTGGTCTTGGATGTTGTTTAGTGCGTGAGCCAAGGCAGAGATCCCGCGCACTTGTCCAGGCCGTTCAAAATCGGCATAGAAGATCGAATCGCTCGCCGCAACGCTTGACGATTTACTGGGGTCATTAACGTCAACGAGGTTGTATGCGAGGTGTCGCCCGAATTTGTCAAGAAACACGCCGTCTTGGGTGGCTTTGCTTTTTCCGTTGTCGATTTGGTGGGATTCATAGAAGATGATTCGGGCCGTTCCGCTTTCGGTTGAGCTAAGGACGGAAAGCGAATCGCCGTCCTTGATCCGGAGGCGGGTGAGAGCAATTTGCCACTGGAAAAAGTCCATTTTGCCAGCCCGATCAAAGACAAATGGAGTCCCGGCGCGCTCTTCAAACAACTCCTCTGCCATCCGGTTGAACTCGCGGTCTGGAGTGGCGGCTTGGGGTTTGAGATAACCAACGAGATTAGCTACGCCATTGACGATGCGGCGGGCAAGCCCAACGTCGGCATACATCTTGCGGGCTTTGCGGAGGATGGTGAGCCTATCGCCGCCAGTGAGTTCTTGCGAGGTGTCCAGCGTGCCCCAATTCACCCAAGCGCGGCGCGGGGAGTATTGGGCGGCATCAAAATTGGTCAGCGCGTTAATGCCCGCTGCCCCGCCTGCTTTTCTTCCTCTTCGTGTTCTGCTCATGTTCCAAAGTTGCGGGTTGAAAAGTCTTGGGCAAACCACTTGTCGTTAAAGTCCGTGGTTCCGGCGAGTTCGTGCAATGCTTCCTCGATGCGGCGAAGCCATGTCGCCCGCTCTTCGGGGCTGATGCTGATGCCTGTTGCGCTTCCGGCGCGTGAAGATTGACTGGTGATTTGAACTACGTCCTGAATGCGCCCCGCTTCCGCTTGCAATATCGCCAGTTCCGCCGCTTCGAGTTCGGCGGTGGTGTAGTATTTGACGAGTTTACGAACCCAGATGTCAGCGGACGCCATCGACAAAGCGAGGGAGTCAAAAAATAATTCACATTCGTGCTTTACAAGCTAACCGCTTGGGTTATTATCACTTCGTCAGACACGAAACAATAAACAATCAAACGCCATGACCTACGAACAAATCGAAAAACTCAGCGCCGAGAAAACAATCCTTTGGCTCACCAAAACCCTCAAGACGGTCTCCAACTCTGGCTTGCACTCATTTGAAAACTATCGCGTTCAAGAACTTGCGGGACGCTATGAGAGCCTTATTGAGCGGGCCAAACAGTTGAACGTATGGAACTCATTTTGTGAGTCTCGCGGATTCAGCCCCGACCATGACCACATCGACATTTTCGGTTAATCCTTAACATCAGCTCACAAACGATTATGAACGCCGAAAAATTAACAGCAGAAAAAACCATTCACTGGCTCAATAAAACAGCTGATACGGCATATAATATGCCAGACGGACCAATTACGGATAGAAAAACCGAAATCGCTCGTCGATACAATGAATTAAAAGGTAGGGCGAGTGAACTTAGTGTTTGGGTCAAATACTGCGCCACTAAAGGCTATTCACTCGGCCATGAAGGCTATGATTTATTTGCATGAAAACCCTCGCTGAAATCTTTATGCTTGAAAAAAACAAAGCCGCACAACAACTAGGTCGTCTCGGGGGACTTAAAACCTCCGGGGCAAAAGCCGCCGCCGCTAAAGCCAACGGGAAAAAGGGTGGGAGGCCCAAGAAAAAACCATGAGCAAACCAGCAATCGAACAATCTGATTTGTGGATGTTTTTTGCCCGTCGATTTAATGAGGAGTATGGGTTTCAACCAAATCCGCGAGACAAGTCAGTGCGCGAATACTTTTCGTGGTATGCGTGGGGTCACTTCGCGCATGGCATGGGGTGGGCGGTAAGTGCTAAACCTTCCCCAATTCTCGACGATCACACTCAACCCGAGCCTCCGCTTTGCATTTGCGGAAATGTCGCGTGTGACGGCGGCGATCTTTGCCGCGAGTGCTGGGATGAGTGGGATGATTTGCAATCGCGGAATCAAACCTCTTCAGCTTCCGGCGGCGATGCCCCAAACTGATGCGCCACCAACCACCAGCTAAGCACCGCTGAGAGCTTTAAAGCGTCAGCGTAGTGGTCATGCGCCAGCTTCTTCCATTGAAGGGGCTGGCGTTTATGTTTTGCCATGATGAGCGCCATTCCTGAAAGCCCCATGATAAAGTCTGGCCCGATGTCCTCGGGAAAGTGGAGTAGGGGTGGGAGTTTCTTTTGGACTCGGTCAAGCCACAAGGCACACTTGATTCTGAAATCGACGTAGCTGGTCAGCATTAGCCCCGGCCAATCGTTGATTTGCGACTGGCTGAACGTGCCGAATGCTTTGTCATTCCCACGAGTGGGCCAGAGCTTGCCGCCCGACATGGCGCATATCTTGTAAATGCGGTCTGTCGCCCATGCGGAGTCGATCAACCCGCCCGAGATGGTCACGGTCTTGCCGGATGGTGTGGCGTATTGCTTGCCTCCTAGCTTGAGCAAGTCCTCGGGGGCGATAACCTCGCCGTAATCTATCACCCATGCTTCGCCTGTTTTCTCAACCGCCGTGACAACGTAATGTGTGGACTTCTCGCCAGGGTCAGCGCCGACTGAGATGTATGCTGGCTCATCAACAGGGCAGAATCCGAGACGGTAAGGTGAACGGAGGCTGAGAATGTCCTCGTCCTTGACGGTGGCGCTTCGCTCCTCCCACGGCAGGGCGAGGGTCGAGTTGAAGAAGTCTTGAAGGATGGAGGTGTCGGTTTGGGCGTCTAGCCATTTCACCGCCAGCGTGCCAAAGGCGCAGGATCTCCACGGGGCGTAGAGGGAGTTGAGGTGGTAGCCTACTCGCCCAGGTTCTGCGTTGGGGTTTGTGGCTACCCATTTGCCGCCGCGAAGCATTTTGGTCTTGTGGCTGTCGGTGATTTTGCCTTTGCACTCTTGGCACTCGTAATGTGCCGTCACCCTAACCCTCGCCTTGTCCCATTCATCCTCTTTACGCTCTTTGGCATACCATCGGACTTGCGACCACTCCAGCTTGATTAGCTCGCTGCAATGCGGGCATGGGACCATGAAATAGCGTTGATCGGTGCGGAGAAATTC